CAACACCGCTTGGTAAGGAGGCGCCATGGCCGGACTTTTTGACTTCCTTCAGCAGCCTGATGCACAGCTCGGGCTGCAATTGCTCGCGGCCGGCGGTTACTCGCCTACGCCGGTGAGCGCGGGTCAGCGCATCGTGGGGGCGCTGCAAAGCTTCCAACAGCAGCAGGTCACGAGCGCACAGCAGCAGCTGGCGCTTCAGAAGGCCGCGCAGGAGATGCAGCTGAGCAGGCTGCTCGCCAGCCGATTTGCGGGCGGCGGCGCTGCCCCTGGTGCCCCGGGCAGTGCTTCTGGCAGCGCTTCGGTGCCAGTGGGAGGCGCACCGGGTGCCGGTGGCAGTGTCGGCGGCTCGGCCGTCGCGGCTCCCTCTGGCTCGCCCGGCGGCGCCGGTGGCGCATACCCGCTCAGCCTGAACGACATCGGCCTGATGACGGCCATGGGCATGAAGGGCGCGGAGAACCTGTTCAACCAGTACAAGTACGCGACGGACGGCGTGCAGCAGGTTGCCGGCAACTACTACAAGGACCCGATGACGGGCGCCGTGCGCTACCTGCCGAAGCTCGACGCCGGCATGGAGATCGGTCCGGACGGATCGGTCCGGACCGCTGCAGGCTACGTGGCTTCCAATGCCGCCATCAAGGGCACCGAGGCCGGCGCCACCACGCGCGCGACCGAGGCGGCGAAGTACCCCTACACCGTCGGAGCGGATCGCGAGCGGCAGAACACTCAGGCCGCGCTCGACACGGTGCCGGTGGTGGGTGCGGATGGAAACACCTACTACGTGCCGCGCCTGCAGGTGGCGACCGGCGGCGGTGGTGGCCAGGCTGCTGCTGGTGCCGGCGGTGCGCCGGGGCAGGGCGGTTTCATGGCCGGCCGTAACCCGGTGACGCAGCAGTCCGCCACGGCACTGAACGACAACTGGATCAAGAACGGTTATCAGCCCGTGCTCGATGCCGGCAAGTCGGCTTCCGACATCTCGGCGAACATTCAGGCGCTGCGCAACATCGACCTGAACACCGGATGGGGCACCGAAACCCGGGCCAGCGCTGCGGCAATGCTCGAAGGCCTCGGCATCGCGCCGGCCAACGCGAAGCTGTTCGCCGCCAACTCGCAGAAGTTCCAGTCGGTGGCCATGGATCGGCTCATGACCACGCTGCAGGCCCAGAAGGGACCGCAGACCGAGGGCGACGCCCAGCGTGCACAGCAAACGTTCGTGAAGCTCGGCAACACGCCCGAGGCGAATGCCTTCATCATGGATTTCGCGCAGGCCAAAGCGAACATGGACCAGCGCAAGGCCCAGTACTACGAGGCCGCGCTGCCGCTGGCGCAGAAGGCCGGCGACCTTACGCGCGTGGACCGCGAATGGCGCAAGATCCAAGGCTCGATCTGGGCTGATCCGATCCTGCAGCGCTGGAGCCGCTGATGGACCTTTTCACCCAACTCGAGTCCCAGTACCGGCTGCCGGCGGGCCTGCTCGATAGCGTGTGGTCCGCGGAGTCTGGGCGTGGGCGCAACATGCGCTCGCCGAAGGGCGCCGAGGGGCATTTCCAGTTCATGCCGGCGACTGCACAGCAGTATGGCGTGGCAGACCCGGGTGACCTCGTGCAGTCCGCCACCGGTGCCGCGCGCATGTTCGGCGACCTGCTGCGTCAGTACGGCGGCGACCTGCCGCGAGCGCTGGCGGGCTACAACTGGGGGCAGGGCAACATGGCCCGGCAAGGCTTCGAGGCGGCCCCTGCAGAGACGCGCAACTACATCCAGAAAGTGACGGCCGCAATGGGACAACCACAAGCGCGCGCACCCCAACAGGATGCGCCCTCCGACGAATGGGCCGCGCTGAATGCGCAGTTCGCGCCCGGCGCCCGCCAGGCCGCGCAGGAGCCCGACCCGTGGGCCGAGCTCGGCGCTCGGTTCGCACAGCCGGCGGCAACGGCCGGCGCGCAAGCGCCCGCACGCCCGCAGCAGCAGGCGCAGACGGCTCCCGCCGGCACCGACCCCGTGCGCCGCGCCGCCAATGCCGCAATCCCGCTGGTGGGCCCGATGCTGGCCGCGTTCGACATCAATCCGGACGTGCCGGCGACGGTCAAGGGTCTGGCCGGGGGCTTCGCCGATCTCGGCAACACCATCATGAACAGCGGTACGAAGGCCGGCGCGAACGCGATGCCGACGAACCCGGACGTGCAATGGATGCTTCCAGAGAACCTGCGCCGGCCGGAACGTGGCGTCTCCAGCCTGGTTACGGGTCAGCAGCCGATGAGCCCTGCCGAAAAGGCGAACTCTGATCGCGCCGCCTCGTTGGATTCGTTCTACCGCGAAAACGCCGGCAATCCCTGGTTCACCGGCGGGCGGATTGGCGGAAATGTCCTGGCGACGATGCCTGTCGGCGGCGCTATCGCTGCGCCGTTACGCGCTGCGGCGCCGGTTCTCGCCCCGCTGGCTGACGCCATCGCGACCGGGGGCTTTCGCACGGGGCTCGTGCCAGCCACGCTGGTGGGCAAGGCTGGCAATGTCGCGTTGCGCGGTGCCGGCGGCGCGGTCACGGGCGGCGCGTCGGCGGGGCTCATCAATCCGGATGAGGCGCTACTCGGTGCGGCTGTCGGTGGCGTGTTGCCTCCTGCGCTGCAGGGCATTCATCGAGGCTTCGACGCTGCCGCAGTTGGTGTTCGTCGCCTCTTTACGCCTCAGGCTGCAACCGATGCGCGTGCGATCCTGCAGGCGGGAGACATCGCGCCGGCCGACATCCCCGCCGTGCGGGCGGCGCTCCAGCAGCAGGGCCCCAACATCGTGCCGGAGGGGCCGACCGTCGCGCAGATCCTGCAGAACCCCGAAATCTCGCAACTGGAACGCAGCGTGCGCAATGCCCCGGGTGGAGCGCCTGCGCTGATCGCCAAGGATCAAGCGCAGAACGCAGCGCGCCTGGGTGTGCTGAACGACATCGCTCCGGTGGCCGCGGATCTTCCGGCCGCGCGAACGAACTTCGGCAACACCATCGCGCCGCTTGCTGCCGACGCGCGGGCTGCGGCTTCGAAGGAGGTCCGACAGGCCTTCGATGCGGTCGATCCGTTCAACGAAACGAGCTTCTATCTGCCGCTGCCCGAGATGGAGGCGTCGAAAGCCAAGTTCCTGGGCCCGGGCACGTTCGGCACCGGCAGCAAGGCGCAGGCGGCCATCGACACGGCCACTGACGTGGGCACCGAGGTGCTGCCGGCGATCACCGCTGCCACGGCGCCGGGTGTGCGCCGCCAGGGGCAGACCATCGTGGACGCGATCAAGTCGCTGGGCGGCATCAAACAGGACTCGCCCGGTGCGCAGGCGCTGGCCGGCGAGATTGCCGACCTGAAGCAGGCCGGCGGCGGCATGCGCTCGATCATCCAGAACGGCCGGGGCCAGTCGCCCGACACTCTGGCGCAGGCGATGCACGCGCAGGGGTTCCTCCCCGACGAAGATCCCGCCACGTTGCTGGAGGTGCTGCGCATTCACGCCGGTGGGGACAAGGTGTTCGCCAAGGGCGCTGACCGTAGCAACGTCTTTCGCGCTGGAATGGAAGCCGCGCAGGGCGAGGCGCCGGGCGCCGAGGTGATTCGCAAGACCGTGCCGTTTCAGACCGTGCAGAACCTGCGCAGCTCGATTGGCGAGGCCGCCGAGCAGGCACGCATGCGTGGCGCGAACAAGGAAGCGGCGGCGCTCGACAGCATGAAGGCCGACATCGATAAGCGCGTGAACCTCGTGCAGATCGGGCAGGGCGACGCTGCCGAGAACTTCCCGCCCGATGTGGTGGCGCAGTGGCGCAAGGCCATCGACCTGCACGCCGACAAGCAGGACCGCTTCGCACGCGGGCCGCAGGCCGGCATGTTCCGCAAGGGCGGCGACGGCAACTACTCGGTGGAGGGCGGCGAGCTCGCGCCGAAGTTCTTTTCGCCGCGGCTATCGCAGGCCGAGGACATCGAGGCCCTGAAGCGGATGCGCTTGGGTGATCCGGTGCTCGATTCGCTCAAGAGCTACGCCACCACCGATGCATCGCGGCGCGTGACCAGCGACGGCACGCTGCGCAGCAAGGCCTTCAATCACTGGCTCGACGCGCACGGCGGCGCCATCCGCGGCCTGTTTGACGAAGGCGAGCGAGCCCGGCTCACGGGCGTAGGAGCTGACCTCAAGCGCGCATCTGACGCGCGGGACCTGGGCCGCGCCACGGGCTCGAACACGTCGCAGAACGTGCAGAACGCGCTGGGGCTCGGGATGCTCGACAGTCGTGCGGTCAACCTGCTGGCCAGCCGCACGCCGTTCGTGGGCCGATTCACAGGTCCGATGCTGGATGCACTGCGCGAGTCTGCGAAGCGTGGAAAGGCGATGCGCCTGGGCGGCCTTCTGTCGGACCCGGAGGAACTGGACCGCGCCATCGCGGCCTATCAGCGAGTGCTGGCGGCGCAGGCGCAGCAGCCGGCGCTGGCTGGCTCTACCGCTTTCGGTCCTCTTCTTTATCGGACCGCCCCTGTCCTAGCCGTCGGCCGGTGATGAGCCGGTAGAGAAAGCTCACGACGGCCACAAGCACGCAAAGGCCGAGACCTTTCCAGATCAGGTATTGAGCGTGTGGGCTTAGGCCTTCCATCGGAGCATTGTAGGCCGCGACCATTTTTCCCCTTCAGACCCGCTTCGGCGGGTTTTTTCGTTTCTGGAGTACCCCCCGATGGCCCTTGTCCTCACTCTTGCGGACTGCAGCACGAATCCGGCGCTCAACGGCCCGGACGGCTCGGTCGATCCGCCCTCGATGCTCGATGACCAGCAGCGCCTCGCGCTGAGCTTCATCGCTCAGCTGCGCGACGGTGCGGGCACGCCCGTAGGCGCGCTCATGGCGTTCGCCGGCACGGTCGGTACGCCCACTGGCTGGATCAAGGCCAATGGGGCGCTGCTGTCGCGCACGACCTATCCGGCCCTGTTCGCCTACGCATCCTCGCAGGGGCTTGTGACCGAGGCCGAATGGACGGCCACCAGCTCGGGGCGGTTTTCCGTGGGCGATGGCTCGACGACCTTCCGGATTCCGGACACGCGCGGCATGTTCATTCGGGGCCTGGATGAGTCGCGAGGGCTCGATGCGAGTCGCGTTGTCGGCACCTTTCAGGATCAGGCCAACGTGTCGCACTCGCATGGCGTCAACGATCCATCGCACAACCATCCGGACCCTGGCCACATTCACCAGGGCGGCACCAGTGGATCGGGCGATCACACCCATGGCTATGCCGGCTGGGCAAGTACTGGCGTTCTTGCTGCCAGCGGGCTCACGAGCGCAACGGTCTATGCGCCCACGGGTGCCAACACCAACCCTGCAGGCAACCACGCCCACTCCTTCACGACGGATTTGCGTGCGGCAAATCTCTGGGCGACCACCACAGGCATTTCCATCCAGTCGCAGGGCTCGGAGGGGCACCCGCGAAATCTCGCTTACCCCATGTTCATCAAGTACTGAGGGCTGCCATGTACGTCTTCCACTACGACCCCAACACCATGGCCTACGTGGGCAACAGCCCGGTTGACTTCTGCCAGTTGCAACCTGGCACCGCGCTCGTGCCGGCCTGGGCCACGCAGGTTCCTCCGCCCGGCGGCTGGGACAGCCGTATCGAACTCCCGTACTACGTGCCGGAGAAGGATGCGTGGGAGGTGCGCCGGCTTCCGCCGCCGCCGGCCACGCCGGTTCCGCCTTCGGATGCCGAGGTGCTGGACCGCATGCAGCAGCTGAAGCGGACGCTGGAAGCGCATCTGCGCTCGGCCGGCGAAATCATCGAACAGATCGAGGCGGCGAAGGCCGGCTGAAGGGAGCCCCATGGAAAAAGAAGCTATCGAGGCAGCGGCTTCGGCTGTCGCCTCGAAGTCCACCTATGGCGGCGCGGCCACTTCGGTACTAGGCTGGCTGCTGTCGAGCGAGTTCACGGTGATCGTCGGCATCGTTGTCGCGGTGGCCGGCCTCGCTGTGAACTGGT